GATCCTGCGGTCTATACTCTAGAGGGGCAACAGACTGCCGTACCCGGTGTCCAGAATACCGGGTTAGGTCTTAGTACGGTTGAAGGAGCCATGAACTCGTGGATCGGTGACACCAGAACTGATCAGGAAGGTTATAATGATGCGGCGGTTACGAAAGCACTTCAAGAAGGAAATCCTACATTTAGGGATGCGCGTGGCAACGAGCGGTCAGTTTCAGGTTACGAAAGGGATTTTAGTCCACCAACACCGGATAGTACGCTGGATAAAATGGGTCGCGGACGGATGGCATTGGGTCCGGTGCAGTTATTAACATCAGCGGCGACGGGTGGTTTGTCAACTCCACTACAATTAGGTATAGGATTTCTCGCGGGGCAGGTTGATAAAGCGTTAAATACCCCGGAGATGGTTACTATTGAACCAGCTTCCCCGACAGGTCCACGAATAGGGGGAAGTTTGATAGACAGTCTACGGCAGGAGCGTGACTCAAGATTTAAAGACGCATCTGATGATATGTTGGAACAAAGCCGTAGCTTGTTAGGATTACGCTGATGGCCGCAAAGTCTATTGAAGATATTATTCGTTGTGAATCCCGTGCAGTAGCAATGCGAACAACATGGGAAGGTACATGGGGTGACTGTTATGATTATACTATGCCGGGCCATAACGGTTTTTCCCGGCAAACCCGTGGTGATCGTGGCGATGAATTAATATTTGATGATACGGCTGTGGTAGGTGTTCAGGAGTTTTCGTCACGAATGATACAGGGGATTGTCCCCGATAATGCGAGATGGATCAGGCTGGAACCATCTCCAACGGCTGCTGGTGAACTGGATGATGATCAGCTTAAAACCGTTCAGGGCAATCTTGACGAGGTTACAAATTATTTATTTGAAGTTATACATAATTCCAATTTCTCTCAGGAAGCACATGAAGGATTCCTTGATCTCGCTGTAGGTACGGGGAATATGACTATTGAAGAAGGAGATGCAGTCCACCCTATAAAATTTAATACAGTACCATTATACCAAATTGCTCTCGAACCCGCGCCATTTGATGGTATCGGGGGGCAGTTTAGAAAGCGGAAAGTGCGCGTTGATCAGATAAAAGTCATTTGGCCGCAAGCTAAACTGCCCACTAAATACTCTCGTAGGATGAGTACGAAGCCTGATGAGGAGCTTGAGGTATCAGAGTATACCTATAGGGATTGGAGTGAGCCTCTTATCTATCGATATTATCATTGTGTCTATCTTTCCAAGGATAAGGAAAAGATATATGAGGAAGAGTATAATGGTCTTGGGTCTAGCCCTTGGGTTAATTTCCGGTGGTCCAAGGTAGCCTCTGAAGTTTATGGAAGAGGCCCGGTTTATAACGCATTAGCTGCGATCAAGACCGCTAATTTGACTGTTCAGTTAATTCTGGAAAATGCAGAACTGGCTTTATCGGGTGTATGGCAGGGGGACGATGACGGAGTTCTAAATCCTGCGAATATTCGTATGATTCCGGGTACAGTTATTCCAAGGAGTCCGGGTTCCCGAGGTCTGGAGCCGTTACAATTCCCCGGAAACTTTGATGTAAGTCAGTTAGTGTTAGCTGATATGCGACAAAATATTAATAAGGCACTTTATAATGAGACTCTGGGTCGTCGGCAGGGTACGCCAATTTCTGCTACAGAAGTTGCAGAAAGAATGGCCGAGCTATCCCGGCAGCTTGGGAGTGTGTACGGTCGTTTACAGGCCGAGTTTGTATTCCCGGTAATACAACGAGTTATTTACCTCCTTAAAAAGCAAGGGCGTATTGAGTTGCCGGAAATAGACGGTAGGGAAATACAAATACGTGCGGTGTCACCGATGTTAAGGGCACAAAGGAATGAGGATATCTCCCAACATATTAATTTTGCCTCGGTCATTGGTCAGCTATTTGGCCCGGAACTCGTGCAGACTATTATTAATCCTTCTAAATATTCACAAAAGCTTTCCCAGTGGTATGAAGTTGATCAGACACTTTTGCGTGATGAAAATGAGCAGCAACAGATGTCTCAGGCAAATCAGGCAAGTCAGGCGATGGCTGCTGCCGGGCAAGGTGGAGGCGGTGAAATGGTTGAACAACTGAGAAACTTCTTGCCATGATAAAACCTCGGCGTGGGACAGGAGAAAAAGATCAAAAACTAAATAAAATGTACGCTGCCGCCTTTAAAACTGGCGCTGGTAAAGCGGTCTTGAATCATTTAAAACAAATTTCTATTTATGCAGTAGGTGGTCCCGGCATAACGCCTGACCATTTAATGCATATAGAAGGGCAGCGCTTTATTGTCGCTGAAATAGAAAGGCGTATTACGTTAGGAAAGGAACCCGGCGATGAGAGCAGTTGAGATTTTAAGGAAACCGGACGATGGAACAGCAGCAGGTGCAGTACCTGAAGGAGACAGTGGAGAATCAGTTCAAGATAATAGTGCATCTCAAGATGGAACTAGCGAAAGCAATACTGGAAGCCCGTCAACTTCAAGGCCAGATTATATCCCGGCAAAATATTGGGACGAGGAAACAGGACGAGCCAGAGTAGCGGATCTGGGTAATGCGTATAATGAGTTGGCTACCAAGCTTGGGAAGCGCGATGAGGTTATACGTGACGAAATCGCAAAGGAATTGCAAGGCAAGGCAATGGAAGGGGTGCCAGATAGTGCTACCGATTACAGCTTCACGCCAACAGAGGGGCTAATACCGGATGGTTTGCAGTATAATATTGATACCAATAACGCCCAGTATAAGAAATTTGGTGACGTAGCACATGAAATAGGATTAAGTCAGGATCAGTATAATAAGTTATTTTCGTTATATGTAGAGAATGAAATTTCTCTTGTTCCTGATAAAAATGCTGAATTGGCTAAATTGGGAGATAATGCACAAGCCAGAGTAGAACGGGTTGATATGTGGGCAAAAGCCAATTTGACAGATGGAGCTTATGATGCGGTTGTTCAGAGAGCTTTAAGTGGCGAGTTTATTATCGCAATGGAAGAGTTGATCGACAAGACTGGTTCAGTCAGTATGGAAGGAAATGAGCATCAGTCTCATGGTCCCCTGACACGGCAAGAATTGGAGACTATGATGAAAGATCCGCGTTATCGTGATCCTCAGCGGCGTGATCCAACATTCGTACGAAGAGTGCAGGACGGATTCGCATCGTTAAAAACCTAGTATTATTTGCCTCCCTAGACTAGCACAGTTATTTTGTGCATTGACCGGAAGTAAAATTTCGGTCATTTTTTTTAGGTCGGCCCGAAGTTTAGCAAATCGGCCCTAGATGGATACCCGTTTTTGCCCTCTGACGATACCCGCGTTTGAACTTTTTGTTTTAACTTTTGGAGGTCGTTATGGCTTTTCCTGATATTGATGACAGCTTTGTAAAGCAGTTTGAAAGTGAAGCACATATTGAATACCAGCAGATGGGTTCAAAGCTTCGCAACACTATCCGTACCAAGTCTGGTGTGGTTGGTGAAAGTACTACGTTCCAAGTAGTCGGTAACGTCGATGTTGGAACAAAATCCCGTGAAGGCAAGGTTCCGCGTTCACATCCAAGTCATGCGCCTATTGAGGTGACGCTTCAAGATCGGTATGCTTCCGTTCTTATTGATGATCTCGATGAGCTTAAAATCCAGCATGACGAGCGTGGTGTTCAGGCCAAAAATATTGCATCTGCAATGGGCAAGGACACTGATGACATCATCACTACTGCGATGGATGCATCGGCCAACTCAAACAACGTAAGTACAGCAGAAACATTCTCTGCTGTTGCTACTCCAATCGGAATGATGGAAGACTTTGGTAATGCCAGTATTCCGTTTGATGGCGAACTTTACGCTGTTGTATGTTGGGAAGCTTGGGGTGATCTAATGGATCTTGATGAGTTCTCCAATGCTGATTATGTGCAATCGGAAAACCTATGGTTTGAAGGCGTTACGGCCAAGACGTGGCTAGGCTTCAAATGGTTCCCACACGAAAACCTGCCAGTAGATGGATCTAATGATGCGAAGAATTTCTTCTATCATAGGTCTTCTTGTGGTCATGCTATCGGGGCTGATTATTCGCAGCGGATTGATTATCTCGCTGAGTATGACAGCAACCAGGTCATGGCTAAGATGTCGCATGGTGCCGGTCTTGTTGACGACACTGGCTGCATTGAGCGGGTTTATAACTCTGCATAAGTTGCAGGGTTGGGTTTAACGCAATTTTTAGCGGAGAAAGCAAATGGCTTTTGATAAAACTGGACTAACCCGTATGGCCTCTGGAGGCGGTGCCAATATATGGTTCTACCGTTCAACAGATAATAAAGCGACTTGCAACAGTGCAGGTTACTTTACAGGTGATGCGGTTAACTATCTTAACATTGGAGATCTGGTTATCCAGCAGGAAGTATCGGGCGCGACTGCCCTACCAACTGCTGCGGATGCCGGGTGTTTGATGTGGGTTGTTTCTAATGATGGTTCAACCGTTGACGTTTCAGACGGTACTGACATCGTGGTAACTGATAGCGACTAGTAGAGGTTCCACGCCGGAGCAAGGAATGGGGGCGGGTTTTTTTCTCTCCCTTTGTCTCGTCCCCTTTCCACCCTCCTAGGAGGTTTAAGTGAGTGTTGCTACAACTGATGTTGCTGTTGCTTCTTTAGGGCTTGTTCTCATTGGGGATAGCCCTATTGCTGCTTTTGATGGTAGTACAACGGGTGCAACAGTAGCAGGTAATATCTACGACGAAGTAATCGAAGGATTGCTGGCAGAGCATCCTTGGAGATTTGCAACCAAACAGGTTGATTTATCTCATCTGGAGGCGACACCGGAAGCCTTATGGACAGATGCATGGCAAATACCGACTGATGTTCTGGTAGTCCGCCGTGTGACATTGAATGGATCAGATATCAAATACGAGATATATGGTGATAAGGTCTATGCCGATGTTAATTCCAGTAACACACTTACGTTAAATTACATATTTCGGGCCTTGGAACAGGATTGGCCTCCACATTTTCGGATGGCTGCTGTGTTAAAACTGGCGTCTCTTTTTGCTATGGCTGTAGCAGGAAAGCCAGATATGGCACGAGAGTTTGAAACACAGGCCGATTTTCAATTAAGAAAAGCAAGATCAACTGATAGTCAGAGTGATACGACTCACGATATTCCTACGACCCGCTTTATTACGACACGGAGGTAAAAGTGCCTCTTCGAGCGCGGACTTTTCAAACAAATTTTGCGGCGGGTCAAATGGACCCAAGGATGCTTGGGCGTGAAGATATCGGTATCTTTGCCAACTCTGCATCAAATGTAGTTAACTCAGCGCCTCTTGTGCAGGGAGGTGTTCGTAGGCGACCCGGTACACAATATCTGGCTGCTGAGACGGCACATACCCGTCTTGAAAGATTTCGTTTTAGTTCAACTCAACTGTATATTTTTGCATTTTCCAACACAGAACTGAAGATATTCAACGCAAGCGGGACGTTGTTACAGACATTATCATCCCAACCGTGGTCAGCTACGACGATGTGGGAAATGCGTATGACAACATCGGGTGATACAACAATTATTACTCACCCGGATTTTATAATGAAGAAGCTTCTGCGTACCGGGGCATCAACATTCACGATCTCGGATTTCGTATTTGAAGCTCATAGTAGTGGATACCCAAGATACCAGCCATATTATAAGTTTGCCGCAGATACTATTACGCTTGATCCGTCAGCAACAAGTGGTTCGGTCACACTGACCACGAGTGATGACCACTGGACCTCCAGTCATGTTGGTTCAGTTGTTCGGTATAAGGGCAAGGAAATAGATGTGACTGGTTATACCAGTGCGACGGTGGTTAGTGGGACAGTGCGGGAAACCCTGTCTGCACATACAGCCGATGCCGACTGGGATGAAAATGTGTTTTCAGCAGCAAATGGTTATGCCCGTTCCGTGACCTTCCATCCTAGACGTTTATGGTTTGGCGGGTCACGAGATCTACCAAACTTTATGTGGAGTTCCAAATCAAATGCATTCTTTAATTTTGATGTAGGTACAGGTCTTGATGACGAAAGTATTCAAGGTGGGCTAGGTCAGGATGAAGTTAATAATATCATGCATCTCCATTCTGGCAGACACTTGCAAATTTTTACTGATTCAGCGGTGTTATATTTAAGAGAGAGTGATTCAAAGCCGATCACGCCTAGCGATTACGTGCCAAGATTTACGGTGCCATATGGGTCATCGGATGTAGTCCCTGTTCGCTTTGATGGGGCAACTATTTTTGTTCAGGACACAGGGAAGGTAGTACGGGAATTATTGTGGAATGATCTACAGGATGCCTATACCGCTAATCCTATAAGCCTTGTATCAAATGATATTATCTCTGATGTACAGCAAATGACTGTATTTTACGGAACAACAACAGGGCCGGAACAGTGGGCATTAATTGTTAATGGTGACGGGACTCTTGCGCTTTATCATTCTGTACGATCTGAGAAAATAGCTGCGTGGTTCCCGTGGTCAACAACAGGTAACTTTGAGAGTGTCACAGAGTTGAATGGTATTGTCTATACATCGGTTAAGAGAACTGTACCAAATCAGGCGACTTGTACAATTACAGTAACAGACTATTCAAATATAGCGACAAACGCGACAATTGTTTTGACAGATAATGCAGGAACGGCAACTACATTTACTTGTCAAGGTTCAGGTACAGGGACACCAGAGACAAATAAATTCTTCCATCATGCAAGTAATGACACAACAGCAGATAATATTTACACGACAATCAATACCCATTCCAGTTATACTGTTCCCAATCCGGCTGCTAATGTTATAACAGTTACAAGAAATACTGCCGGGCTAAGTAATCTGACGGTTACAACTTCTGATAGTACCCGTTTGGCGGTAACGGATTTTGTGGGGGCTGATGTCTATCATCTGGAAAAATTTGATTTTGATAAGACAGTGGATTCATCGGCAACACTTTCCAGTGTGTCGGGTAATACGTGGGGCGGCTTATCCCATCTATTATCTGGTGGGTATGGCTTTAACAGCGAAGTGGTTGATGGCAATCTGTATCATGGTAATTATTCCGTTAATAGTTCCGGGCAAGTTGTACTTGATGAAACAGCTACTGCGCCCATAGGTGGCCTTGACTTTACTCGTACTATCAAGGATATGCCCGTTGTTATTTCTGGACCGTCTGGTTCAACATCCGGTGATATGAAGCGCGTTGGTCAAGTGGTACTTCGTGTGTATGATAGTGTTAATTTTTCGGTATCGGGGCAAGAGTTTCTTATTCGTCAGGTTGATGATGATCTTCAGGCAGATCCGACTCCGGTAGATGGCCAGCATGTTTTTTATCTAAACGGATGGACAAGAACAGGACAGATAACAATAACGCAAACTGCACCATTGCCGTTTACATTATTAAGTATCTGGAAAGAGGTATTAACATGAGTACAGGTCTAGAATAATGGAAATCGGTACAGCGGTTCTTCTTTCTTCTGTATTATCTGGTGCAGGACAGTTTGTAGCAACTCGGGCACAGGCAAAAGCCGGGCAAAGAACAGCTGATATTATGGCCAAACAGCATAAAACCAACGCTGACTTAGCTAAATTACAGGCTTTACAGCAAGAAAATGATCGTCGTAAAGATTTTGAGATGATTGAAGCGTGGAATACCGCACAGGTTGACTATGATCCGTGGTCCTCGCCGTCGTTTCTGGCAACAAAAGAAGAAAATGTGGCTACATTGCAGCGTGATGTCGAAAATATTCAGTTAATGGGCAAGATTCAGCAGAATCGATCTCTTCAAACTGCCCAAGCCTATGAGATAGAAGGTGCTAATTTCAGAACAATGGGTCAAATGGCCTGGTTGAAACCAGTGGGAACAATGACTGAAGGTTTTTATAAATATAAAAAGCTTGAGAAAGCCTAGGTAGATTAATAATGGTACAGAAAAGATATATAGGACGTACAACTGCTGGCCCAGTAGGTCTATCTAATATTGGTGGTATCAATAGAGGTGCCAGTGCGGTCGCTCAGACGCTGCTGGATGGCGTTGGTGTTGTAAGTAGGCTTGGTGACATAGCTTATAAAGAAGGCGCTGCACAGAGGGAAGAGGAGGGTCTGGCGGCAGGTGCAGAAGTAGATTTAATTAAAGACCCCCAAACAGGTCAATATCAATTACCCGACGATATGGGCTTTAGTTCTAGTATTTATGACCAATCATACCAAAAAGCGGTTTTAGCTAAATACTCCGCTACGTTGCAAACGGACATAACAAATACTTTACAAAAAATGTCCGAAGATAATTTTATGGATGGCCCAAATTTTGAAGCAATATCGGGCAGTTATATTAAAGAATTAATAGAAGGTGTTGATCCAAGGGTTCGCAATGTAGTGGCGAGTTATGCTGCGAAGAAACAAAGTCAATTATCTGCTGGTATTGGGAATAGAGTTTCTAGGGTAGTCAGACAAAATGCTGATGCTGCTAATGCAGCAGCTGTAAAACAATCCGGTGGCGAAGTGTTAAGTGCAGTTTTAGCAGTAGACGATGGAGATGTATTCGACAATCCAGAGGTTAAAAGACTATTTGGTATTTATAAGCTAAATATTCAAGAGCGTGCTAATGCTCGTTTTATAAATCAAGATAGTGCTAACCTGTTAGAAGCTGCTTTAACAAGAAAAGTAATCTCGGTTTCTAGTATGTCTCGGTTTTTGAAATTAGACAAAATAGGAAGAGCAGAAGCACTACTGGCTCTAAACACAGGTCGCGGTAAATTTATAGATGATAACCCCGGTTTAAAACGTCTTACAATAGATGAGCTAGGTCAAACGGCAAGGTTGTTTGGACCAGTAAACAAAGGTTTAAATTCGAAAGAAATAGCCTACGATAGTGCAAATAAAGAAATTATAGCAACTAATTTACTGTTACGGATGACGAATCTGTTGTCTCCAGATGATGCTAAGGTAATGAACGATTTAGCACAAGATCCTGGTATGAGGGCTTCTGTACTTCTTAGTGGTGTACGAAGTTTTGTAAGCATAACAAATATGGAACGTCTTGCATCAGAGAGAAAACAACGAGAAGTTATAAAAGGGATTAAAGGGCAGAAAACTATAGATGGTCTGTTGAAAGTATTAGGTATTGAGGATCCAAATGCAGTAGTTGAATATAATAGTCAGATAATAAATTTCGGAATTAAAGATAATATAGAAGCTCAAAAAGTATTAATAGAAACTATATATAGAAATAGTCAAGCATATGCTAAAGCAAAAACAGATCAACAAAGACATAAACTTAATATAGAAAAACTAAATATATTATTAGCATATGAAAAAAATCCAGCAGTAAGAAAACAAATAGAGAGTTTAAAAAACAACCCTGACCTAAGTGGAAGCCTAGTAAGTCATTTAACTTGGCTTAGAAATGACAAAATAAAAACAGAAACTAGGCTTGAAAAAGAAGCTATAATAAACGCAAAGAATGGAAATTACGAGGAATCTATTGAAGCTAGTATGAAGCTATTAAAGATGATGAACCGTTCCGAGCACGACAGAATTCGGGCACGTCTTGACAATAAAAATGATCCTGTTAATAAAACAAAAAGTTTACAACCAAGATTAGATCTGGTTAATCAGACGGTAAACAACATTAAAGCTACTGATGGATTTATAGCAAAAGCGAATAGACTTGATACTGCATTAACTGACGCGAAAAGGTTAGCTAAACTTCTTGAGATTGATATATCAGAACGAATATCAAATATGCTAGATGGTCTTGAGACCCCAGAAAATAATGTTGGACAAGTTGAAAAGTTAGTTTCAGAGTTAACAACTCGATATAGAGCACTTGAACAGCAAGCAATAAAAGACCGACCATATATTACCGCAATCACGAATCCTGATGCTTCAAATGTTGCACCTAGCAAGTCTAATGCTGCTTACTCTGAAAGAATAGGTGCACGGCTTATAGCAGTTCGTCAATCTCAAATTAATAGTGGAGATTATTCTCATCAAATAAAACTTGATCCTAATGACCCCGGCACTTGGGCAAGTCTTGGTTTGTTTAAAGCGGGTATTCCGCAACGTTTTATTGATGTGATGAATGGCGTTAACTCTATAAATGACGTTGAAAAAGTTGCTAGAGCAAGAGCGGTATTTCAATTTCTTAGAAACCCAAAGAATGAAACAAGTATTCATCTCAAGGCACAATTAGACGGAGAAACTCTAGGTCGTTTAAGGGCTGTAAGTAAGTTGGGTGGCGATCTTGGTCCTTATCAGGAGATGTTAAAAGCAAAGGCACAAGGCAAACAACCTGTCTCCCAGTCAAATAAAGTACATTTGCCTGATGAATTTAAAGCTGTGCGAGACAATGGAACCTACAAAACAGATACACAATTGCGCGAAGTATTTCTTGAAAAGTTTAGAAATCTTCATACAAGACTTGCAGAAGGAACTTCTGGGCAAGGTTATGCGCCATTTATGGTAAGATCTTATGCTTCTAAAGAGCTTAAAGAAAAAGCTGAAGTAGCTACAGTTTCTACCCCACCCCCAGCGTTTGTAGACGAATTGTATGTTGGTGTAATGTCAAGATTGCATAATTACTCAGCTGCTTATAGCGATAAAGATGAAGCATTTGAACAAGCAATGAGAGATGAAGTGGATTCAATGCTAGGTCGTGGAGGGGAAAATTCTTGGGGTCTTACTAAATTAATGGGAAGAAAGCCGGGAATTGAACAATTAGGAACATATACTTTAGACAAAGATGTTCCTGAAAAATTTTACCGTGTGTCGACGCCCAAAGACCCTGAAGGTATTAGTTGGATTTATGACGAAGTAAAAAGGCAAATTAATACTCAAATACAAAAAACGGATTTAGGCCCTCACAAAATTACGTTTGGTCAAGATAAGGGTACTGTATTTTTAATCCATACAGGACAACGTAGCGATCTGAATATGCCTTTGTATCATGTAGGTATGTATAATTCTGAGGGCGATGTTGTACATTACAAATTATTTAGGAAAGACCGTAATCCAATAACTAACTTAGCGAATCCAATAACTATTGACTTAGGTTTTGAATTTCAAAAAAGACGGGATATTGCAACAAGTGCTTTAATTGCTGAAAAAATAACAAATAAAGCATTAGCAGATAGAATGACAGAGGGATTCCAGATACAAGAAAAGAGAAGGGCTGAAGTATTAGCTGGTAAACGTCCGGGCGAAGAACCGCCACGTGATCCTGATCAAGGCTTAACTGAGTGGTCAGGTGATTACTAAAGCCAATGGACACTTATAGTATATATGATCCAGTTAATGAGATTGAAGAAGAACGACGTGCTCATGGCCGTTCTTATGGTCAGATTACTGGCGAACAAACATTTATAGAACGTATGTTAAGCGCTACTGCGCTTGATACTGGCGTAGGGCAATTAGTTCAATCTTTAATATATAGATTTGAGTTAGACCCTAATATTCCCAATCAAGTAGATAACTATAATCCTATGCGAGATCCTCAAATAGAAGGATTAGACGATCATGTAAATGAGTTTATTACATCTACAAGCCCAAGAGAAACCGCTCTTAGGATTAAGATGTTACAAAAAAACTTGCAAAGAAGAGCGCAGTTAAAAAATCACGGGTTTGCAAGGTTTATGGGTAATGTGCTTGATCCCATTAACATTATACCTATTCCTATTGCAAGAGGATTAGGTTTTGCACAAGGTTTTAGGAAGGGTGCTGTAGCTACAGCAGCACCTTTTGCTATATCTGAAACAGCACGAGCACAGATTGATCCTACTAATCCGGCGTTAGAGCCATATTTTGCAATAACTGGTGGTGCATTATTTGGTGGTGCGCTTGGTGGTTTAGTTGGCAGTATTCCTATGAGAAATATAGAGCGAATTGGCAATGGTTGGTTTGCTCATAATGATCACCTTGATGCGTATATTAAGCTGAAAGAAGATTATGGTGAGGATGTCGCTCAAGGGCTAAAACCTCATGTCAGGAAGGCCGAAGGTGAAAGTAATTTTGATCATCTAAAAAATATTGTTGCCAAAAGTTCAAGAGAAACAACAGCCGAATATGAGGTGCGATTACAGGCAATTGCTGATGATGATGATACCTATAATCAGTTTGTCGCTGCGTCAAAACAATGGGATCCAGATGAAATATTGCCGACTGGGACAAAGTTAGAAAAGTTACGAATCTCTGAACTTCCATATTTGCTACTAAAAAATAATAAATTCGAGGGGCATCTTGGTAACTTGTTACGTCAGGCTGCTGATCGGATCAGCGGCCCTCCGGGCTTGATAACCAGAGGAGCCGCTACTGGTGAACAAAAACAGATGCAGGGCGTTTATAACAAAGCGCGTATACATAGTAAATTACTAGGGGACGTTACTAATCGTTTATATGATGCCTATTTAAAAAGCCTTGGGAAATCTAGTGTTGATGAACTGACTCCTGGACAGCGTGTTATTGAAGGTTTTCGTGAACTAACGCCGGGTAGGGCAAGAAGTCATAATGAATTTAAGCGTGAAGTCGTAGAAACGTACTTAAACCCAAAATCAAGGGACACTGCTGATAAAAATGTTCTTGAGGGCGCAAATGCATTAAGAACATATTTTAAGGAAATGGAAAGATTGGGTCTTGAATCGGGTGTTTTTGGCGTCAATCGGATACTAAATGAAGTCAAGTCGCTTGAACAAGGTATAGTTCGTAGTGAAGATTTTATTGATAGATTTCTAAGGGGTGATCCTGAGAGTGAAGTTGACAATTTTAGATTAGGTCTTCTAGGACGTATAAAAAGAGATGAAAGAATATTAGCAGACCTTTCTAGGAAAGAAATCGATGCTGGATTCAGATTAAAAAGTATACAAGAAGCGGCCAGTGGGAAGGGGCTAACAAGAAAACAGCTTAAAGAAATGCAGAGGCTGGAAAAAGGTCTATTAACGGAAAAACAACAAAAATACAAGAAAGAACTAAGAGAAAGGTTGGAAGCTAATAAGCTTCAGTTAGCTGAAATTGAAAGATGGCGCTCAGATCCTGACTCATTTAAGGATGTAGATCTAAAAGACATTATGAATCGAGGTGTTGGCGTAGTAGTAGGTCGGACAAGGAAGGCATCACGTTTACGATCACTGGCTGAAGAAATGCGTAAGCAAGAAATAGATGTGGCCCAAAAGGTTGATCCTGACGCTATGGGATACTGGTCGCGTCAGTGGAACTATGAAGCTATTCGTAAAAATCGTGAGGAATTTCTTGCCATATTAGAAAAACATTATGCAAAAGATGGTGGAGAACTCGCCAGAGCAGAAAGTACCATTGCCCGTATTCTTTCTGAAATGGATACTGTTAGTTTAAAGCAGTTTATGAGAGCAGAGATGAGAAAGATCGATGTTCCAGAAGAGCAAATAGCGGCGATGGAATTTAAAGTTGATCAAATTTCTAGACGCAAACGTGCAAATAAGGAAACAATAGCGGAGCATAAACGAAAACAGATAGCGGATCTAAAAAAATTATCTGATGACTATATGAAATCGTATGGTTTTGGTGATGATGTCAATGTCAAAGTAGCAGAAAAAATGAGAGAAATTGAAAGAGCGGCATCTAGTGGTAATGATGCGGACTTTGGGGCTGCTGTGTCAACATATTCCAGAAAGATTGATTTGCCTTCTCATTTATTTATGCAGAAAAGTGATGGTTCTGGCCCAAGTATAGACTTTTTAGAAATAGATCCCGAGCGATTAATACGGCGCTACCATCAACGCATGGCAAGTAGCATTGAAATGGCCAATGAATTTGGCGATCCCACCATGAGAAATTTCATAGATGAAATAGAAGATATGGTGGAACTGGAAGCCGCTATGGCCAAGACTCCTGAAGAAGGTGCGGCAATTCTTCAAGAAGGGCAGCGCATGGTCCAGTCTATGACTGATCTAAGCCAAAAGGTATTAGGTATTTATCGTGTCCCGGCAGATCCGTCAGCGTTAAGTAACAGAACAATTCGGGTTGTCAAAAATTTTATGGTACTTAGCCTTATGGGTAAGGCAGCTATAGCTGCTCTTGCTGATATGGGCCGCACAGCTATGTCTGTAGGGCTTAAAAACTCTTTTGAAGGCGCATTTAATAAAATGGGTGCTGCGGCTAGTGAGTTCAGAAGGGCTGGTCACATGGTTGAGGAAGCCGGAGAAGGCTGGGAAGTTGCTACACACGCGAGATTTGAAGGCATTTTTGATATTGATGGTTATATTTTTGAATCAACACCTTTTGAGCGGATGGTTGAGGGTGGTGTGAATAAAATGTTTATTCTTAACTGTCTGGCACCTTATACGGATGCGATGAAAAGATTTTCGGGATCAATCATTCAGTCGGAAATGGCTCGGTTATCTGTAAAGTGGGCAGGTGAGGCTAAATTTGTATCTCGGGACGGAGAAATGGTCATTGAGGGGGCTGCTGGTAAGCTTTCTCGTGATGAAATATTCCTGCTAACACGAAGCGGCATCGGTTTTGAAGAAGCTGTTTTGATTACAAGGCAATTTGAGAAGCATGGAGACAAAGGGGATGCTCTTTACTTGTCAAATGTAAGTGACTGGGATGATCCAGTGGTTCAAAAGACTTTTAGAACAGCGTTAGTAACAGAAATTAATAACGCGGTGATTACACCGGGACCAGCAGAGCGCCCTAATTTTATGGGGACTGGAATTGGGTCATTAATGTTTCAATTTAAATCATTTGCGTTCTCCGCTACCCAGAGAACTCTTATGGCAGGACTCCAGCAACGCGATGCAAAGGCATTTCATGGTATTCTATCAATGGTAGCAATGGGATATATGGTAGATTTTATAAAGTCACCGTCTTATGATAATCGGGATTTTACTTCGTTAGACCGCTTGGTTCAGGCAGTCGATTATTCTGGCGCGACAGGTATTTTGTTTGATTTAAATAATATGTTAGAAGTAACAAGTGGTAATAGTTGGGGTGTTCGTCCATTATTAGGTGTTGACAGTTTTTTTAAAGATCCGAATCTAGCTCAACGTAGCGGACAAGTTGGTGGTCCTGTAGCGTCTTTGGGGCTTGATTTTATGAATAACCTGTTTGATCCCGAAACAGCGGGATCTGATTGGGCGCGTTCTGCGCGTAGATTAATACCATTTAATAATTTAATATGGTGGTCTTGGGCAGTAGATAGGTTACAAAGAAGTGCTGGTGAATTTATTGATGATGAAGGTGAAGATTAATGGCTCATATACCGATAGGAACAACAGCGACGGAAGCGACATTTACCGCGACTTCCGGGCAAACAGCATTCGCTATTTCCTTTGAGTTTTTTGATGAAGATGATTTAGACGTTTATAAAAACGGTACTAAGCTTACAAAGACTACGCATTATTCCGTAACTGCTAATACAACATATAGTGGTGGTTATGATGGTGGCACTATCACCCTTTCATCTGGCGCTGCTACTAATGACAAAGTTGTTATTGCTCTTAATATGTCGGCACAACGGGCAACAGATTTCCCGACTTCTGGCCCATTTAATATTGATACTCTCAATACATGGATTGATAAAAGTTGGTTAATGTTCAAGCAGGTGGAGGCAGAGCTTGCACGGAAAACCGGGTACTCGGTAACTTATACAGGAGGTGCGTCACCTGCGTTACCTGAACCTGTTGCTTCTTATTATATAAGATATAATAGTGGTGGTACTGCGTTAGAGACTGCTCTTCGTCCTAATACTCTTTTGAATGGCAGTGGTGCGCCATCTAGTGGTACAGGTATAGATGGTGACTTCTATCTAGATACCGCAGCAAATAATATTTATGGTCCTAAAGCAAGTGGATCGTGGCCTTCTGGTACATCTATTGTTGGGCCGACAGGATCAACTGGTGCAACTGGCGCAACTGGACCTACGTCGATTTCTGAAGCAACCGCGTTATCACTTATCTTGGGATAGGAGCAAATTATGGCTAATACTTATAAAGTAATTACAAAAGCAGGGGTGACGAGTGCTGATGTAATTTACACTGTTGCCAGTAGTACTACGACAGTAATTTTAGGGTTGATGTTGGGAAACACGACGAGTGGCTCGGTCAACGCGACCGTCACTCTTGGCACGGATACAGCGAACCGGGCTGGCGCTAACAATGAAGCTAATCAGGACGTGGAGCTTTTGACGACAACTCCAATTCCGGCGTATACCACGCTTGATCTGCTCAGTGGAAACAAGGTTGTGATGGAAACAACAGACACCTTGAGCGTTACAGGTAGTGGTGCGCTCGATGTGGCCTTGTCGGTTTTGGAGATTACGTGATGAGATTTATCGGACCAGCACCAATTGCGGGTAAAGTCAGCACCAGCCAGATTGATGATGACGCTATCACGTTGGCGAAAATGGCATCAGGAACTGACGGGCAAATTCTGAGCTATGATGCATCTGGAAACCCCGCTGTATATGGACCAGGTAGCGACGGGCAAGTGTTGACCAGCACCGGGGCTGGAAGCCCTCCGGCATTTGAGGCTGCTGCTGGTGGCGCGTGGACGTTGATCACTTCAACAGACGTATCAGGTGCAAGCTTTGATTTTACATCAGTCAATGCCAGCCTTTATGATGGTTACATCATGTATTTGATGAATGTTATCCCAGTCAATGATGAGGTGTTCATTTGGGTCCGCACATCGACTGATGGTGGTTCGAACTACGATAGCGGTTCAGCCAACTACAGCAACGATATGCTAGGTGTGGATGGAAGTGGTTCTGTCCATGATCAGTTTTCTGCAACAGCCATTTCGCTTAACGGCGACAGAGCACATAACGATACGCGGATCGGATCTGGCGCTGGAGAAGATGGAGTAAGCGGTCATGTGATGGTACATGCACCCCACCTGGCAAAGATGACAAACATCACTTGGCAGATTAATTTGACAAATGCCAACGGCGATAATGGCGGTGGCTTCTGGACTGGTGCTGGTCGTCGTTTAAGTTCAGCAGATGTTGATGCTTTTCAAGTTCTTTTCTCGGCAGGAAACATTGAGAGCGGTACGATAACCGTACTAGGTCTCAAAAATAGTTAGGACAACATGATGGCACGATCAGACTACACACATAAATATGTAAACTCAGAGCGGGTCGCTCTCAGCGAGGCCGAGATTGATGCATGTGTTGCAAGAGAGACGGCGTGGAGTAATGGTGATGCAGTTAAATCATGGGCTGCACTTAGAAACGAGCGTAATCAAAGATTAACTGCATGTGACTGGACCACCTTATCTGATTCTGCCTTAACTGATGACAAAAAAGCTGAATGGGTAGCATACAGAAAAGAGTTGAGGGATCTCCCAGCTTCTTATAACGATAATAGTGTGAAGGGTACAATCACTTGGCCCTCCGAACCTTCATAATTGTCCTAGTTCTACTATTTTTACCCTTCAAAAGTAGTGAGGGGCAGGTAGTAATTCCTGATCGGGATCATTTACTTGAATGGTTGAAAGAAAAGTTTGGTGAATCTCGACGGGTAATAGCAAAAGTACAGACAGGCCATGTGTTAGAAATATTTGTATCTCCATCAGGTAGTTGGACAGTATTAATTACGACACCTGAAGGACTTTCGATGTTGACTAGTTCAGGGGATGCGTGGCAAGAGTTTGAGCTAGAGAAAGTAGAGAAGAAAAAAGAAAGTAATCAAGAAACTAACGAGCCTAAGTTGGACATATAGCATGGAAGCAAAGACTGTAGTAGATGGTGTAGCTGTTGCGGGAGGTATAGGTAGCTGGTTGGCTCTTTTACCTGATATTGCTGCATTATTCACTGTAGTTTGGCTGGCATTTAGAATCTGGGAGACTGAAACTGTAAAAAAGTTAACGAGGCGTAGTTAACTATGGACCCGGTTACGATAGGGGCAGCTATTGCAGCCACGAGAGCGTTAGTAAAGGGAGCCTCGGGCGTTAAGGACATAGCTCAAGGGCTTGATCAACTGTTTCACGCTCAATCAGAACATGCCAAAAAGGAAACTAAAAAGAAAAAAGGCGCTCCGACTTCCCGGATGCAGCAAGTCATTGGGATTCGTAGTGGTGATCAGGATTTTGACGATGATACATCTATGGGTACAGTTGCCGCAGATGTTCTTGAACAAAAACAACTTGATCTCAATATGGCGGCGTTAAAAAAGGAAGTAGATTCTAAGTGGGGTATTGGCACCTGGTCAACAATTCTTCAGGAGAGAGATAATAGAATTAAGAAAAAGAAGGCGTTGCATAAGCAGAGAGTTGAGGCAGCAAGGCAACGGGCAGAAGAGAATAAAGCGTTATTTAAAAAAATAATGACGGAGATTTTGAAGGCAGCAACAGTGATTTTGTTTGCTGGCGCAATGATATGGTTTATCTGGTGGGCGGCTACGACAGATGTGGATGTCAACATACGCTGATCGCAGACTCTGGCGATGGTTTGAAACACCTGACTGGAATGGCCATATCAGTTGGAAGCCCACCCTGTATAGGTGGGTCAAGGGCTGGTGATGGAACTAACTGCCAGCCATGCCATTCAAGGCTTAATGCTTATCGCAACGATTGCTGGTGGCTACGCTGTCGTAAAGTCAAATCTTCAAAGAGTGATGGAAGATCTTGAATTATTTCACAAAAATGTAGATGAGTTTAAATCTAAATTTGATGCTCGTCTTGATGATGCTGAAAGTCAGAGGGCGGTTTTCACCTCTCAGATCTCGGTCTTGAAAGACATCAATTCAGTGGAGGCCTTGGAGGCTAGGAACCGGGAGCTTGCCACGATTCAGGCAGAATTAAAAGTGCTTCGCCAGATGGTAGATCACCTGATGCATATTCATAATTCCAAGCATCCGGGTCTAGATAAATAGTATTAACATGAAAAAGTTAAGCGCCCTAGAAATGGAAGCCTATGAGCAATGGAAAGCATGTGGAGAGAATATAAGAAAAGCAGCCAAGTCATTAGGTGTTCCAAGAACTACGTTCCGTCATCGGCTTTCAGGGGCTAAAAAAAAATACGAAGATAATGATGATCAGGATGACTATCAGTTTCCTGTCTTTCCTGATGATGACATTGATGCCGAAGAAATACTTGATCATATGGAGCGGCGTTTTAAGCAACGCCTTAAACATGATGAAGCATTAAACTGGTTTAAATTAACAATGAAGACCGATGATCCTATTGGTCTGGTCGTTGTCGGTGATCCTCACCTTGGTTCCAATGGATGTAATATAGAATTACTACGTGCTGATGTTAGTATTATGGCAAATACGCCGGGTGTCTATGCTGTCAATATAGGGGATACAGCAGATAACTGGGCGTATGGTAATCTTGTCCGCTTGTATGCGGATAATGATGTTTCACGTCAAACAGAGAGGCGACTTGCTAGGTGGTTCCTTCAGGATGCCGGGATACCTTGGGTACTTTGGTTGATGGGGAATCACGATACTATGGCAGGGGAGTTCTCGACTTATCTTAAAGCAATTAATGCTAAAGAATTACCAATGGTAGATTGGAGGGCAAAGTTTTCGCTGGTTTTTCCTAATGGTTGTGAAATAAAAGTCGATGCGGCTCATAACCACAAGGGTACAAGTATCTATAATCCCTTGCACGGACAGAAACGAGCGGCTTTATGGAATGAAAATGCTGATCTTTATATTGCTGGTCATCATCATAATTGGGCGATTAGCCAAGAGGAACTAGAAGATGGTCGTATAGTTACAATGGCAAGGGCAAGAGGATATAAATGGCTGGATGAATATGCTGTTCATCATGGGTTTTATAATCGTAAACATGGTGCTTCTATTATGTTTGTTATTGATCCTCGTGCTGAAGAACCCACAGAAAGATTGCAATCCTTTTCTAGTTTAAAGGCTGGAGCTAATTATCTTAAATTCAGGAGAAATAATGGAAGCGCATGAGATCGCGGAACAGGCTAGTAGCATTGTATCAAATGATCGGCAGGATCAGTATGGAGATCCCGAGAAAAATTTTGAATTGATTGCGTCTTACTGGAATACTTATATCAATAATAAGTATAATACTGGTGACTATGAGATTGAGTTAACGAGTGTTGATGTGGCCACCTTAATGATTTTGCTAAAGGTATCGAGATGTACTACGGGACGTTTTAGTATAGATAATTTTAGGGATATCTGTGGGTATGCTACCTTGGGTGGTAGTTTAGGAACAGGAGTAATAGGTGATGCTTAGTTTAATTGGTAGTGTAGTAGGATTCGGGGCATCGTTTGCTCCCAAGATTCTAGATTATTTTCAGGATCGTGCTGATAAGAAGCATGAGCTTGCTGTTATGGAAAGACAGGCTGAAATAAAATTAGATCAAACAGCTATAGAAGCTAACATAAGAGAGATTGAATCTTTACATGAACATGATGCGCGTATGTCTGGAGGCAAATTTATAGATGGCCTTCGGTCTTCGGTCAGACCTGTCATTACTTATTTATTTATGGGTTTGTTTATGACAGCAGAGATAACTGCGTATCTTATATTAATTGATTCTGGAATTAATGCAGCGGATGCTGTGCAATTAATATTTGATGATGAGATCATGGCGATCTGGGCGAGTATTCTTGCTTTCTGGTTCGGTTCCAGGTCCATAAAACGGTGAAGACTAACGATGCTGGTGTTGACCTCATCAAGCATTATGAGGGGTTAAGGACAACATCCTATCTTTGTCCTGCAAATGTATGGACAGTTGGTTATGGGGCCATTCGTTTTTTTGGGGGGGAGCCTGTTCCACCTTCGACAACTATTACTGAGAGTGAGGCGGATGAGTTGTTGAGGCGCGACCTTGGTCATATGGAGGGTATGGTATCCCGTTTAGTAAGGGTGCCTTTGAATGAGAATCAGTTTAGTTCTCTTGTGTCTTTAGTATTTAATATTGGGGCGGGGAATTTTCAGAGAAGTCAGATTAGGCAGCGGGTTAATCGCCGTGATTACGATGGCGCGGCGTCTATCTTTTGGCAGTGGCGGCGGGGTGGTGGTCGTATATTGCCGGGCCTTGTAGCTCGGCGTGAATCGGAGAGGGTTTTGTTTGTGAGTCGATAGCTGGAGGAGGTAGGAGATACACCCTCCTCCAGCTATCTTTGCAGAATACCTCCCTGTGCATATTCTGCATTCTTTGAGTTAATCATTAGTATTAGAATGATTAACAGATTCACCTGTTTGATTATTAGTTTCACCGTCACAGCAATCCATGACAGATCTTCGGCATACTGGACATTGGTAGTGTCCATTTACCTGTAGATATTGTGTACTAAATTGTCCACACCAAGGACAATTCATAGCAGGTATCATTGTCTTTCTCGTATTATAAAATAGATCCAGCTAATCAAGATTACCATTGTTAGCAAAGAAACAATAGCACCTCCGATAGAAATAATTAGAAAATACATTAGATATTATAAAGCCAGTTCCATCTGGTCTTTGTTGTGGCTTGATAGCTGGTTATATATTTTGTTTATGATGTTGCTTTCTTCTGTCTGGTTTTTAATCGCTTCATCAATACGGTTGCAACCATGCATTATAGTTGTGTGATCTCGTTTATGTATGCGACCGATACGTGGGTAACTATAATCGGTAAGGTTTTCATATAACCAGTAGGAAGCATGTCGAGCTTTAATTAGATTTTTTTTACGACGGTGGCTAAGAATTTGTTGTTTGCTAAGACCATAATAGTCACAGACAACAGACAATATATTTATGTCATTCATTATTTTATCTCCTGTTTTAATGTAATGATAGGCGTTCCTTACGACAGTACAACTGTATAAAAAACGCCTACCAAATTTTATATTATAATAGATGATAACCTTAGATGAAAAAACTTAGGGAGCAAGCCAAGAACCTAAGTGCAGAGAGTCTATTCAGGTTATCTATTTACTGACGCTACTATTCGCCTGTTCAAAATTCTCTGCTTCTCGAAACTTTATTTTAGAATGGTATCTTGTCATCCTTGAGACTATTACCTTGTGACTTTCCAGCATTAATTGCTTTACTATCTTCTATATCAAAGAAGTTTATCCAGCCTTCAAAGGTATTCCCAATGGGAACAGAGTCAAGTTTCAATACAAGGTCGCCATTATCTTTTTCAAGTAGACCTCCACATTGAATCCATCTGGTTTTAACATTCCCATCTTTATCAGTGTATTCACCGTTGGCAGCAACTGCGTTCTTAATTCGTCTCATTATTTTTCTCCATTAGTTTTAGTGATCCGACCTATTGCTAGGTTATAGGCATTCTCTAGTTCAGCAGCTTGGTTGAGATAATTTTCTTTGCGTAGATCTCCAATGAACTTTTTGAATTTATCATCAATTAACTTTTCAATATGAGATTGTTCTGTGCAAGAGTCAAAGGAACTAATGTATGTTGATAGCATACCACTACGTTCAGAGCTTAACTTTGCAGGATTCTGTTTGCTATTTTCAGTAGCGTATTCATCCCTCATCTCTTGTACATATTTATTATCATCGAATTTTCCAAGGAATACATCGGCATTAAATCCAAGATAAGATAAGCATTTGGTTATACCATCAGTAGTAGCCTTTTTAAAACAATCGGTATCCGGGCTTGATTTATTTTTATCTCTAAATAAACCAGCCTGTCCCCATTGTTCATAGGTCTGGCTTCGATCTCCATGCCATACCTTTACAAGTATACCGAGTTGATCATTGGGAGTGTATTCAACTCTTGAAACTTCCCAGCCCCAACCTTGTCCGACTGGTCCGAATGCATTGGTGGCTTCAAGTATCTGTGAGTAAGGATCTATGGCAGTAAACTCACGCCCAAGTTTTACTTTCTTGGTGTACTTGGGATTGGTTGTGCTTACTGTATCCCACAGTTCTCTATTCTTTCTTATAATTGGTTTATCCATTAGTTTCTCCTATCCTTTAAGTTGTCTTGTTTCAAAAAATCCTTCATGCTTTGGATGTTTGTGCATAAAGAGTCGTGCATAATACGGGACATGATGATCATTGATCTTGAAATCCATGTCATTTGTTTGGATATCATAATGCCAGCGTATAAGCTCAACGATGGTACGAGATGAAAACCTTTTGCGACCTTTGTTAATTGCTTTAAGGGCCAAGTTTTCAAACAGTTCGTAGACATGGGGGTTCTCTTTATGGAATGTCCACCATTCCTCTTTAAGTTTCTGTGACATGGAAAGACACTGCTCCTTTACGATTTCTTTTAGCTGAAATTCCGTAAGCTGTGATTTCTTTTACATCGTCAGGCATAAGTGCTTTGAAATCTGATTTGATTTCTTTGAGCTTCTTGTCGGCATTGTGATATTTGGGAAACTCACAGCAAAGATCGACCCATTCGTTGGCGCAGTTCCATGTACTCAAGTCTTTCTCTGTAATAACCCTCATGTTGTTATGCGTTTGAGTGGGGACATCAACAGGTTCGGGATCAACGGGTGGTATTTTAAGAGTGACATGCTCCCAGAACTTTATAGCTTTGTTAAGAAGGAGATCTTGCATCTCATAATTTGCGTGAAGAATAATAGGATGTCCGTAATTGTTACCGTATATGGGAACAATGACTCCTCTTTCGTATCCGGTACACATCATTTGCTGTTGTATTTGCCATTGATATCTATCGATAACTCTCTCTTCTGCTGTTTGATCTGCCTTATATGATCCTGCATGTGTGTGTTTAAAATCTATTACGGCTTTCTGTCCGTCCACTATGCCAAGACAGTCGGGTGTAGCTCTCATAAAGTCATGGGTCTTATGGACATAGGAGATTTGATCATATTCATCTCGTAATAATCCTTCTGCCCATGCGCGAGTATCATCATCGAATAGTTCGGGGTGTTCTTTTAATGTCCAGAATAAATTAAAAGATTCAGTATAAGTACCGAGTTGTACCTGAAATATATCACTGAGATCCCGATTGATATTGCCGATTTTTTCTTCGTAAAGATCCAGCCAATTACCAGCCATGATCTCATAGGCCTCTGACGCATTAATATACCTACGTCTTTCTTCATTTTCTTCAGGCGTGAAGCTGCTATACATCTTCATTGGTTTTCTCCTTTTTGTATAGATAGTGATGGTTGACTATTTGAGTGTGTTAAGGGCAAGGTTCAGAGTACCCCCTTGGGGGACTCAAATAGTCTTCGGGCCGAAATACCCGCAGATGCCATCAGACACCTGGTTGGTTCCCCCCAATCTATTTTCTGGTAAGGTATTCCAGAACTTCTCGGGTGTTTGATTCGATCATTTCACAGTGATGTAGGATGGTATGGAAATCATCACCTGTTAAAGTTTGAATATGCTCCTTGATACGCTGGGTATATTCATTGATGGTGTTGATGTTGGTCGTTAATCGCCGTGATACTCGATCACGTTCAGCACTCAGGGCAGCATTAGTTTGTATGCTGGTTGCCTGAAGCTGATCCTTAATAATTTTATCTATGCTATCTACCATTTAATATTCTCCTTTGTAATATACTATTGTTGCATTTGTGCAGTTATAAGTCAAGGGGCAGGTTGCGCCCCGCCGCCTCGGCCTTTCGAAGAAAGGCGGCGGGACGCATTCCTGCCTCCTTAATGCAAATTCGGTTCCATTATTTTATTTCCTTTTCTGTTTCCCAATCCAGCAACGCCTGTTGCTGGTTAAATGTTATTAATTCTTCGGCGGCTTCCTCAGTTGGTGCCATTGCATAGGCGGCGTGCATTACAACCGTCATTAGGCCAGCCAGGCCGTCTCTGTAATTAGCGCCGGTATTTTGTAACACTTCCAGCGCATCAAGACCGGCGTCATGCCCTGCGGCGTATGATTTTTGAATGTCCATTATTTGCACTCCTCTAAAATGCTTCAATAAAAAGTGTGGTAGTTTATGCAGTAATGCACTATGTTATGTGCATGACAAAATTTTATCCTTACCTGGACCAGTTAATCAGCATAGCAGAAAAACATGAAGTGGATTTACGTGAGGCATGTTTGGCTGCTGGTTTACCTTCATCGACTTATTATAGATGGATACAACATAAGTCTCACCCTAACGAGCATAGTGCCAGAACCGTGTTTGAAAAAATAACAGGGATTGACACCTGATGGATGATACCAATCACCTTAATGTATGTATCATCAAGCAATTACAAAAGCGTCGAGAAGATCTGGGATTAGCTCAGCGAGATGTTGATGATATAATTGATATGGCATGTGGACTGGTCGCCAAGTGGGAGACTGGTGTTCGTATTCCAAATGCTGGCTCATTATTAAAGTGGGCGAGTGCATTAGACTGTGTAATAAAAGTTGTACCTAATGACACATCCGAACAAACTTAAAGGTAATCGTGGTGAGAACCGCATTTGTACAATATTGTGTGATGCTGGTGCTACTGCTGTTCGCGTACCTCTTAGTGGTGCTTTGGGCGGTGAGTTTTCTGGTGACATACTTATTGATGGAATTATTAAACGTCGCATGGTTGCCGAAGTCAAAAGTCGAAAACCATCTGGCGTTTTTTGGAACACTATTAAAAGATTTTTGGCAGAAAATGATATGTTATTTTTACTTGAAGATAGACAGGATCCGTTGGTTGTCATGCCTGTCAATATTTTCACGGAGATCTTGAATGAAAAAGATAGACAAGATAATCGACCACGCGAGGAAGGGGACAAACCTTAATTACCAATCGGTAGTTAAGGGTGTCAAACCTTCCCGCGCAGAACGATCTGAACAGATCAAGCTTTCACAAATGTCTCGACAGGATCGGTATGATTACTGGATGTCAAGATTACATAAAGGGTGAAAGCAATAGCTGAAGCAGTATGTTAAGTAACGCTTCCATTGCCAAAACGCTCCTTCCAAGGATTAGAGTTTAACATCTTCGCAACTTTATTTGATCTGTCTCTTCGGACATTATGAGGTTGTCCGCGATAGCCTCGCTTTGCATATGGATACACCATCCTATCAATGTGTGTAGCCCATTCAGTTGCTGTATTATAGACAGCGTAACCATTCTTACCTAGAGCTTGCATATTATCATGGAGCATAGGATCAAGTGCTGATATCACCATCTTGGAAGCCGACATCTTACCTTGGGTATTTCGATATGCGGCGAGTGTCTGCTTAAAGATACCCATTGCATCCTGATGATCACATCTAGTGTTGATTAATTGTTTCATCAAGGTTTCCTGATTACGGAAATCTTCTACACCTTTTATTATTCGAGCCTTTAGTTTTGCAAAGGCCTCGTCTGTAGACTGTTGTTTTGTATGCTTAGTGTAGAAAGTTAGTTTAAGATCTTTATGATCACATCCGTTGTCACACCAATATCGATACAAGGACCAGTTGATATTAGCTGCCCAACTTCCATCAGTGCTGTCGGTCAAACTATATTCACACCTTGAAATATCCCCTACTGCTGGTTCAATTTTCTCACCGGGTAAATATATTTTAGCCTTCATCTTTCGTCCCTCTTCGTAGACTTTAAATTCTGTACTTGAATCATCAAGATTGATTTCATTAGAGCTTTCATTAAATACATCAATCAATAGATCACAGCGTTCAGTATACGGTGTTAGCTTATATCTATCGCCAACAACTCCGAGAGCGATACCATTATCAACCCGAACATTTACTTTTTTACCAGCTAATGGAATATATTCTTCATCTTGCAGTCTATATATTAGCCGCTGTTCAACTTCAAAGTTAATGTTTTCATAGCTTGGATCTGGCACTAACCTTGATGATGGATATAAGGAATCCACTATGGATTTCCTTAATGGATTTGTAGATATCTTTGTGTCTTCAAGCATTGTCTTCTCCTTTGTTTATAGTGGTTATTCTATCCTCCTCAATATGAGAAGGGATCTTCTGTCGTACGAGATAATCTATATTCTCGCACTGACAAAATCTTTTATCGAATTGTATTTTTCTAAACAATTCGTTGGGCGTCATGCTGAGTGTTTCACCATTATGAAAGACCAATAGATTTTTAAGGTGATGATAGACATATGTTCCGGCACCGTCGGATTTAAAAATTGTGTGTACATCAACTGGCTTTCTTTTGGTCTGCTGTTTTCTAACGGTCATTAGCCCTATCTTCCTGAAGAGAATGGATGGGCATCTTTAGTTTCCATAGAATATATGGCTCACTACACCTGTTGTTATTATCACAGATCTGACCGGGTATAGATTTAGCAGTAGGATCAAGTGATTGTTGTCCTACATAGTGCCATTCTGCACCTTGCTTCATTTCTTTAATGGCTTGATCAAAGAACTCCTTGTTCTCTGATATGAAAAGATTAGAGATAAGTAAAAAGCCTGATACTATAAATTCCATTTTAATTCTCCTGCTTATGAGGTGCTACTCGTAAGAGCATATTTTAAGGAAATGGGTAGATTATCTAACCGTGCCGGGACAACCTTCTCAAGGTTACATGAGTTACAGCATCGACCATCTTCTAATGGTTCGGCATTGTTGCCATGATACCATTCACCTTGAGGCTCGATGTCATTTCCACAGAGACAGCAAGCAATCAGCTTTGATATATCCTTACGCGATCCGAGCTTTGAATCTATTTTATTTAATGCCCATACTCGTATGCCAATTCGCTTATGGTTGACTCCATTAACTCGGCGTACCGCTATATTGTTTTTTGATTTTGGATTCTTAGCCGAGGTATATAATACCTGTCTGATACTGTTTAAGGTTCTATCCATCTGTTCTTCAGTATCATGTTTGTATCCATGATTAGTCAGCCAGGTCTTGTCGATGAGAAAGCTGTCGCCATCATCCATGAAATTAAGAAGGGCTATCCATTTACCACCTTTCTTTAATGGTCCCATAGGCCGACCGGATTCTATGATAGTCCCGTCAATATATCTTTTATCAGTCATTATTCTCTCCTAATTAATGTTGTTGCATTATTGCAGTACACCTTTGTTGTGTCAAGTAAACAGGGATTTAAGCTTTTGAAATTCCTGTATTCTTTTTAGTTCTATATCCAGATTCTTGATATTACGGGTGCATTCTGCCGCCTTTTGTTCAGCCTTGGATCTTTCAATTTCAAAATGATTTCGATCAGCCAAGGCATCATTTAGTTTATGATCCAGACAAAAGTTAAATAGATCCTTTTCCATCTTTATCTCCTACAGGAATGAGCAGATTATTGGTTGAAAGGCGAGGAACATAGCGTTCATCCATATCAGGAGGAAGGCTGCGAAGACTGCTATTAGCAGCATACTTGAAATGTCTTTGAAGATTCTCATGGTGTTTCTCCTTTTATGTTATGATGTTAATTAATTTGGTTTCACCTGTGATATCATCGACAGTGTAATATTCTTTCTGTCCATTGTTATCATATCGATAGGCCGTTACATCCTGTTCAGTATTGTAAGTATCTATCCTGATTTTATGTCGGCCTATTCTTGTAGTGGTGGTTCCTGTGTAACCTGTGTGCATGATTTTACCTCGCTCGATTAGCTGTAGTTTTGTTAACATTTTGCACCTTTTTTTCTTTGTTTTAAGAGACAGGGGTGGTGATGATGTGAGACAGATCGTGCGTTGGTTGAGATGTTGAAGGCATTGGAGTAGAGAAAAAGGCCCGCCTGAGTAAGACGGGCCTGGTTCTTTAGCCTACGTTGCGCTTTTTCCAGAACTCTCGAGTTGCTGTTTTGTTTTTGTTGGTGAGAGATTTCTTTGATGCAGGTTTCCATTCAGAGCCAGTAACTTCTTTGAATGCGGCTTTTGCTAGAGCGTGGACTTCCTCAAAGACTTCCAGTTGAGCTTCACGATACATAGTCTGCTCTTGAAGTCTTAAGAGCTTGTATTCGTTGTCTTCTTTTATTGCCTGTTCAGCGTCTCTTCCAAGATCACCTATGGCTACATTTTGAAAGTTAATATCATTTTGACTTGAATAGCACAAATTCCGAAGAGTTTGGGAGACTACCCATTCCGGGGTGTTCTTGTGAGACAAAAGATTTACAAGTTCTTTAAGATTTTCCATTGGTTTTACTTATCCTCAATAAAAATATGACAGTATTGTCACGCACACTGAGGTTCCAGAAAATTCGAACTGTCCACATGATTATGCACACGAGGCATCAACACCAACACAACAGAAGACGGCAAGAAAGAACGCAAGCCCCCGCACAACAGTCACACATAATCCTGTTGACAGCAGAGAATAGGGCGCACTTGCGCCCGGTTTCTGGATACCGTGCCGTGACAATACTGGCATGCTTATTTTTATCGAGGATAAGTGAAATCAATCCTTGGAAAAGCTCAAAGAACTTCCTTGTAAATCTATTGGACCACAAGAACACCCCGGAATGGGTTCTGAGTCGAGCCAATGATTCGGGATTTGTGCTATTCAAGTGGGATGGCGGGTGGGATGTTTATGTATATTAACTTTCAAAATGATATATGTAGCCATAGGTGAACTTGGAAAAGACGCTGAATATATGTAGGCAATAGAAGATGACGATGAATACTTTATGCTCGCCTAACTGAAAGTGCAGACTATGTTTCGTGAAGATCAATGGTTACGGCTTTGATAAAGTCCACACTCTAGCAAAAGCCTCAGAAGTTACTGGATCTGAATGGACACCGGAGTCAAAGGAAGCGTGAACCCACAAAAACAAGCAACTCGGAGTTCTGGAACAAGCAAGCAACGTAGCCTGGCTAAAGAACCAGGCTCGTTGTCTCAGGCGTCTCCTTTTTGAGACGGAGATGCTATGGTCCGGGTGCTGGGCAAGCTCGATCTGTAATTAAATAGTGTGTTCGCTTCTAAAACTTAATATGTGCGAACCTTCCGTCTAAAATAAAACGCTTGACATTAGCCGCCAAATCCCCCCTATATACCCCCCAGCGGGGGTGCAGGGGGAGAAAGGAGAAAAGGTCTATGTCATCCGGTGGTAAGGGTTATCTCAGTAAGAATCACCCGGACTTCAAGACAAAACTGGACGCAGCTGAAGACAGAAAGAAAAGACTGTCTCCCCTGCGTAGACGTATCATCGAGCACATCGTGGCTACAGGTGATAACCAAAGCGCAACCGCTAGAGCATTGGAATGTAACAGGGTATCAGTCGCCAAAGCTCTGGCCGACCCAAGAGTACAGGAGGAATTGCACAGGCAAGTAGGGGATAAGCTTAGTCTAGCCTCCGCCATAGCTGGCAATACTCTGGTAAATCTGGCATCAAAGGGTAAATCGGAGTACGTACAGCTACAAGCTGCCGACAGTATTCTGGATCGTACAGGATTCAAACCGCCTGACAGGCAGATGCATGCAGTCCAGGGGGATATACGTATCAGCATCGACTTGGGGTAGGGGGGTTTAAAAACCTTGCCGGGTCGCGAGTATATGTCTAGTACACGCATTTTTTTCTCTCAAGGTACTCTTCCAAATATTTTATTTTTGTTGTAGGGTTTTCCTGTCTTAAAAATATTTTTTTATGGGAAGGTGATTTGTCGTGGACTTTGGTGTAGACAGTTCGGTTGCAAAGGGGGGTAAGGGTCAGGTTCAGGTTCGGTCAGTTCCTCCGGTCTTTAGCTCTAGTGAGGAGATGGCGAAGGGTTTTTCCCGGTCTTTGCCAGCGGCTACGTATGCTGAACAATCTCGCCGTGGTATTATGGGGGATGCTTCTATAGTAGGTGCGTATATGAAAGCCGTGTCCAGTTTGTTTAGTCTTTTGGGTGGGGAAGAGGGTCGTCGTGGTGGCCGTCATGCCGGGAAGATAGGCCCAAAGTTGGTTGATCGTAACAGGGCAGATAAAAGAATTAAGCATTTAATGAAAAGGTAATCTGGGACAAAAGTGGACATTGTGTCCAGTAGAGCTTGGAAAGGGAGTGTTATGGAATCTGGTGTAATAGCGAAGCGGATGCAGAAACTTGGTAAAAGACTTCACAAGACTATGGACAATTTGCCTGAGATGGTCGAGATTGATTCGAGTCTTTCCTCTATAGAGGTTCAGATTGACAGTGCATTGGCCTCGATTGAGGCGAGGGCGAAGGAAAAGTTGGCACAAAAACGGGTAGGGGAGACTCGTGTTGAGGCGGAGGCAAAGGCAGAGAAGGCGAAAAAGGCTGATGAAGAGGCGAGAAGGGCTGATTCGGAGGCCCGGGAAGCTGATTCCGAAGCCAAGGCCGCAGCCGAAGCAGTGAAAGAAGTTGAGACAGCGAAAGGAAAGTCTAATGCCTCGAGGAAAAGGAACGTACGGAAAGCAGGTGGGTCGTCCACCAAAGAAACCTAGGGCGAAAAAGAAATCCTCTTCTTCACGAGGGCGCAAGAAATGATCTCTGGCGTGGGACCATCCGGGCATAAGTCCAGTTTTTGCTCTGAGTTACATCCGAAGGATCTTGAGCGTCTGCGTAATGTTCTGAGAAGGATGTTCAAGGTGCGGACCAAACGGCATGAAATCTCTGAGTATGAACTGGATCGCTGGATAGAAAGCGTAGGTCCGAAGGTAAGGGAAAAAACCATCAAGCAAGCGGTTGATCGCAAGCTTGTAGACTAGGAAAATGGGCTATGATTTCAATTATAAGCCGGGCGGCGAAGTTCTTAAAAAGTTTCTTCTGGACGAGAGTTTCTTCCGTGGCATACGCGGTCCTGTTGGGAGTGGTACTTCCAGTGCGTGCTGTGTTGAGATATTCCGTAGGGGTAATCAACAGGCTGCTGGACCGGATGGGATACGTCGATCCCGATTCGCGATAATCCGTAATACAAATCCCCAGTTACAGACAACAACGATAAAGACGTGGCTTGAGTGGTTTCCCGAGCGGATATTCGGGAAGTTTAACTGGTCTGTTCCCTATACTCATCGCATTAAATTGGGTGATGTCGAGATGGAAGTCATGTTTCTGGCTCTCGACAGGCCCGATGATGTGGATAAATTGCTGTCTCTGGACCTTACAGGTGTGTGGATTAACGAGGCACGGGAGATCAGCAAGGCAATTGTAGACGGTGCAACGATGCGTTGCGGCAGGTATCCGTCGATGAAGGACGGGGGGCCGACGTGGTACGGTGTTATTGCGGATACTAATGCTCCAAGTGATGATCATTGGTGGCCAATCATGGCGGGGGAGAGTCCTGTGCCGGAGTATATCCCACGAGAAGAGGCGTTAATGCTTCAAAAACCTGCGGACTGGATGTTTTATACGCAGCCAGCCGGGATGAAAGAGGTCATGGATAGTAGTGGGAAGGAGGTTGTGCGCTATGAACTGAGTGATAATGCGGAGAATGTTGGCAATTTACCGCCGGATTACTACCAGAAGGTTATTCTGGGGAAGACAAAAAGCTGGATTGATGTCTATGTAATGAACCGTCTGGGTACTATTGAGGATGGAAGGACGGTTTATCCGACATATAATGACGAGGTTCACGTTTCCAAAGACCCGTTGATGGTTATAGAGAACCTTCCTATTTATGTAGGCATGGATTTTGGGCTGACTCCGGCGGCTGTATTTGGTCAGCACATGCCTAACGGCAGGTGGCTTATTCTTCGTGAACTTGTCACCTATGACATGGGTACGGTTCGATTTGCCGAGGCGATCAGGGCAGAAATTTCCAGACATTTCCCCGGTCGCCAGCTTGACAAGTTTGAGTTTTATGGTGATCCGGCGGGTGATCAGAGGGCGCAGACAGACGAGAACACCCCATTTCGTATTTTGAAGGCGGAAGGTATTCTTGCCAGGCCTACCCACACTAATGATCCGGTGGTAAGGATCGAAGCTGTAGAAAGTGTTCTTAATCGTATGGTTGATGGTTTACCGGGGCTTCTTCTTGATCCTGCTTGCAAGACATTGCGTCAAGGTTTTCGATCTGGCTACCAGTACAGACGCTTGCAGACATCGGGCGAAGCCCGTTACGAAGAGAAACCGTTCAAGAATAAATTTTCTCATCCCCATGATGCGCTTCAATATATGATGGTAGGTGGGGGAGAGGGTAAAAAGCTGTTACATGGTGGCCATCAGATGAGGAGTTTTAATATTAAAGCGGAGGGAGGATTTTGGCAAAGGCAAAAGAAGAGTCGCCTCAGTCGAGGGCAATATGGTATATAGGTTTCCGACCTATAGGGCGTCCTCTGCCGTGGCCGTGGCGTTGGTTTATACGACCGGATTTTGCTCATGTAATGGCTTTTCGTTTTGATCCCCGTTTATCTGAATGGATCTTTGTTGAATGGTCGGGGATGACGGTATTTGTAGAGGTCTGGCCCGGTGAGAATATGGATGGTCTTTTTACATTATTAAAACATGAAGGGGCATTAATATCGTACGAAGCAGAGTCACATCTTAGTGAATGGAAGTTCCGAATGCCTTTTTATTGTGTATCTTGGGTAAAACATCTGTTAAGTTTGCGGGGGTGTGCCGCAGTAACGCCGTATCAATTATTTTGTGCATTGAAAAAACGTGGCGGAACGGTGATATTTGAAGATGGTCGGTCTACTATTGAATAGGAGGGTGGTATGGGATTCTTGAGCGGAGGAGGTAATCAGGAGTCTGTGCAAACTGTTGACCCTGAAATTGAGAAAACCCGGAAGGCTGAAGAGGCGAAACGTAAAAAGTCTCTGGCAAAAGAGGCAGAGGATGCTAAAGCTTTTGCAGGTGGCTGGCGGGGACAGGCGAGTTTGCTATCTCCTAATAAGTATCGTGGGTTTCGTAGTTCTCTAGGAGGTGGAATGTAATGGGTTTTGGTTCTGATGGTGGAGATGCAGGTGGCGATAGTGTCGAATATGATGAGCCACAAGATCCTGCGGTCTATACTCTAGAGGGGCAACAGACTGCCGTACCCGGTGTACCGGGGACCGGGTTAGGTCTTAGTACGGTTGAAGGAGCCATGAACTCGTGGCTCGGTGACACCAGAACTGATCAGGAAAGTTATAATGATGCGGCGGTTACGAAAGCACTTCAAGAAGGAAATCCTACATTTAGGGATGCGCGTGGAAACGAGCGGTCAGTTTCAGGTTACGAAAGGGATTTTAGTCCACCAGAACCGGATAGTGCGCTGGATAAAATGGGTCGCGGACGGATGGCATTGGGTCCGGTGCAGTTATTAACATCAGCGGCGACGGGTGGTTTG